CTTGAGTTCTTTCCGTTTTGTGTGGGGTGGCTGGTATCTCTGGTTATACATTTCCCCAGCTGGAAGAGTCGGATAGCTTTTCTATCTCTGACTCCTCTGGCTCTAGCTGCTTACCGAAACATCTTTGTCACGGGCTTCAGTATACTGTTCTCTGATTTATCGAGCGGCCTTCTTTTCTGAAGATCAATAGTTCCATCCGCAAGAATCGGGTTTTCGTCGAGAAAAGTTCTGAATCGTCCGATGTAGTGTAGCATTCTCTCCATGCATGAAAAGTGTTCGTCTACGAGCTCTGCTGGTAACGAGCCGGAGTCTGTGGCAAATTTAGAGTAAATCCAATTCATTGTCCACCACAGAGTTTCGACTCGCGCATGATCGTAGCTGATCGAGTTGTGTTGCATGAGGAGAGCCCCTGCCACGGCTAACGCCATAGGCTCGCTGGCCAGATCCGCAATTGATTCTGAAATGACTTCCTCCAGTGTACTCAAGGCGCCGGTAGTTACCGAGCTTATGATACGATTTATGACTGACACTGGTTGCGGTTCGGGATCACACATCATGGTCGCCATGTTGGACGACAAGAGTGTCTCAGCTGCTGTTGGGTTTTCGGTCACCACTGCAGTCTTTTGATTTTGCTCAACTAGTGGTGTTAGTTTTCCGTCAGGATTGTACACGGCGTTGTACTTCATACAGGTGTTAAATATGACGGGTAGCGATGTTTGGGTGGTTATAGATGACGACGGGTTGAAAACGATCATATACCACACTCTTTCCTCCGCAATCTCATTCCAACCAATGGTAGTGCTGGATGCGTCGGCGGCTGCGTATACCGTGTTGATACATTTGGTATTCTTGACGGAGCCTCTCATTGAATAGGTTCTGTTGTGTTCCGCTGGTTCGACCACGGTGGCGGTACCTATCAAATCGCCAACTGTTAGCTGCCCTGTTCCTCCTGAGCTGTTTTTGAAGGCAGATAATGGTCTAGATCCCATGTAAACATAGCCTGCTGAAGTTGCCTCCGGCATTCCGATGATCACATCCAATCTTTGGGCATAGGCGAAGAACAAATCAGAGAAAACGGCGGTGTTCCCTCCAAATGCTGCAACGTTTGACTGAAACGCTGGGAAAGATCCTGTCGCGGGCAGGATGTCAACTGTGTCTGTTGGGAGTTGTCTGACGAATTGAGCATAACCAGAATGATTTCTAGCATAGCCGAGAGTAGGGCACATAAGGAAAAATTGGTAGTTTACCGAAGCGGTACCGAAAGCGGTAGTGATTGCTGTGTTCATGGTACCTATCAACGGCGTCAGGGGTAGTGCCTTGCCTTCATCGACGTATGGACTTTCTCTGTCTCCTGGGTTTAATCTGGTTGTTTCGAACAACAATAGGGCGTCGTCTTCTTGGCTCAAGTGTGTCGGCTGGTTCGGATTAAGGCCGTGTTCTCCACTTGATCGGAGCATGGTGATGTTATTCTCAGACCCTAGCAGTCTTCCCTGTTGCGCATTAAGCCCAGCACTCTTGGCTTGATTTACGGCTACTTTTGGGTATACGGGAAAATCCTCATAGGGACGATGTTGCTTCTTCTTATCGTGATTTTCGTGCTTGACTTCTTGGTACTGATTTTGATGTGCACGGTGTCGGCGATGGTACTCTTGTTCGATTCTGTTCCATCTGGACAGGAAGTGCGGGTCCTCACTGGGGTGTAGTCCTTTCTTTTTGTTCTTCCTGCGTTTACCGCCTCGCTTTGCGGCATTGACGTTTACAACGCGAATGTTCGTAGCATTCTTTCCACTTCTTGGCGCGCCTTGTAATCCATTAGGTAACGTATTTCCTGCTGTTCTGAGTATTGATCTGGGTCCGGGGGTGGCTTTTGGACCGGTCGTTCTCTTGATTGAATTGGTTCTGGTGACTTTTCGCTGCATGTTGTTTCCAACTTATTTTAGGGTAGTAAGTAGTAGGTAGTAAGGTTGACCGAGGTCAGCGATTCAATTTAGAACGTGTTAGGATGAGGAATTATCATCTTCCCCATCTTACAGTCTCGCCATCTGATGTGCTGGAGATGGATATCGAATGTTATGATCTGCTCTCTGGTGACTGAAAGCCAGAAAGCTGCTTCTGTGTAATACCTTCAAAGGAGGTTTATGTCTGGGGGGTTTTTGCAGGTGAGCACCTGGCACCTCATGTAAGTCTTGTCGGGGTCGGTCCCGAATGCCATTGCTTCTTTAGCCGCCGCAATTGTTGTCCAAAACGGTCCCTGCGTTTCCAATTGAAGGTTGTACGCCCAGGTAGAAGCGTACAATTTCGGGTTCTTCAGGAATTTGAGATCACTGCCGGCATAGTGATTTCCTTTGAAAAGTACTGAATCTGGTTTTCGAACCCATTGTCCTCGAGGCATGTCGTCATTCTCCGCTATCAGGACTTTACTGCAGAATTCCGCTCTGTTTTTATCGTTCCGAGACCACTCCAGGACCATGCCCAGTCCCCACACTTTGTCTTCCTTGTCACTGGCAAATACGGTTTTCAGGCTCTCTTCGTATGCGGTTTTCCACTTTTTCTTGACCCACAGAATTGCATCATCACCTGCTACTCTCATCACAAAGTCCGTGGTCGGTATTCCTGCTCTCAATGCTGCAAATTTGTGCGCCAGGATTACCCTCATGGTGTTTCCCAAGGTGGTCAGGTACGGATTCCCACTGAAAGTTGTTCCCTTGACTTTCGCAACGCCCAATTTCCTCCGTTTACCGTCGACTGTCACGAATAGGGTCATCTTGGCGATCTTGTTATTTATCAACTTTCTGTAGATCTTATTGAGGACTTCTTCCGGATTTGGATACTCTTCCGTGATCAACACCTGCAACAATGCTTTCTTGTGTAGTTTCCACATGTACTGGTCAACCGTTTCGATTAAAGTGTGGTGTTGATGAGAGTCGTGTGCACTCATGTCCATGGAATAGCAGTAGCATTCTCCGAGTTTTGATATCTGCGGTTCCAGCCGGTTCCAAAAGTTTTGGGAGTTCTCTGCATGTGCGAATTCTGGGAAGGACTGTTTCATTGACTGTATGACCCGATTCTGGAGGTATGTTACAGTTCCACACAGCGTGTCTCCTGGGACGAATATAAGTCTCGGCTTGCTTTTCTCGTCTTCTTGCACCTGGAAGTCTTGGTTAATTTTCTTGGAGTATTGCACTTCTCCCGTTTTGACCATGGCATCGTAGTCATTCTTTGGTTCCCACTCTGGATCGTACTTGGT